AGGGGCATGTTGCCTTATATACTTCAGCACCATCTGATACTGGTGGAGGAACAGAAGTAAGCGGTGGCGCATACGCAAGACAAACAGCTACATTTAATGTTTCTGGCACAAACCCAACAACCGCAACAAATGCAGCAGCAGTTGAATATCCAACAGCTACAGCTGACTATGGAACAGTAGTTGCAGTTGGTATTTTTGACGCATCATCAAGCGGTAATTTACTTGCTTATGCTGCTCTTACTGCAAATAAAACAGTAAGTAGTGGTGATGTGTTTAGATTTGATGCTGGCGACTTAGATATTACATTAGCTTAATACAATGGCCTCAGTAGGCTACGGCTTTAGTAAATACGGCAGAAGCCATTGGGGAACACCATCATACGAGTTTGCAGAAGCTACGGCTGCTGCATCATCATCTTTAACTGCAACAGGTCGCTTTGTAATAACAGGTGCATCAACTATTGCAGGAACATCAGGACTTACAGCAACAGGTAGATTTGTTATTGTAGGTGCTTCTACGATAGCATCATCATCAGGATTTACCGCAGATAGCACACTTATACATGACGGCGTAGCTACTATAGCTGCGTCCTCAGGTATGACTGCATCTGGAGTACAAATAGATCTAGGTGCATCAGTCATAGCAGCTGCATCTAGTATGACAGCTACAGGACACCAAATTGATCTTGGTGCAAGTATTGGTCCTATAGTTTCTAACATGACAGCAGAGGGTAGGTTTACCTTTAAAGGACAATCTACTATTGCAGCCGTAGGATCTGTTGTTGCTGTAGGCAGACAAATAGATAGAGGTTCAGCTACATTTACACAATTAAGTGGTTTTTCTGCTTTAGGTGGTCTAAAATGGGAAGATGAGACTGTAGCTACAACCACTTATACAGAACAAACACCAGCTACAACAACTTGGACAGATCAGTCCGTAACAACAACAACCTGGACTGACGCAGCATAGAGGATATTTTATGGCAGATACATTTACAACTAATTTAAACCTTACAAAACCAGAGGTAGGGGCATCAACTGACACTTGGGGTACAAAACTTAACGCCAACTTAGACTCAGTTGACGGAATTTTTAGTCTTTCTGGTACAGCTATCGACATGGGCCAAGTAGATTTTGGCGGTGCGGTAATAATAAAAGGCACAAACCCAAGTCTTACTATTGGTGATGCTGGCGCAGAAGATACTAAACTTGTTTTTGATGGCAACGCACAAGATTACTATGTAGGGCTAGATGATAGTTCAGATAGCTTAGTTATTGGTTTAGGATCAGCAGTTGGCACAACGCCAGCTATGACTATAAATTCAAGTCAACAAATTACAGTTGCGCAGAATATAACATTTTCTGGCACAATAGACACAGGATCTAACTCTATTACAACTACAGGTGCAATAAGCGGTGGTACTGTAAATGGCGTAGGTATTAAATATAACATAGCTGATTTTTCTCAAAGTTTACTTATCAGTAATGATGCAGGAACAGGCACTTTATCTAGTGCTTCAAATAATACAGGTCTAGGACATGAAGTATTTGATGATTTAACATCTGGCGACCAAAATACAGGTGTAGGTTCTTTAGCATTAACTAAATTAACTACAGGTGGAAATAATACAGGTATAGGAACTGTTGCACTTACAGCTTTAACAACAGGTAGTTTTAATACAGCAGTAGGTGATAATTCTCTAGCAGCTAATACAACAGCAAGTAACAACACCGCAGTTGGAGCTGATTCTTTAACAGCAAACACTACAGGAACAGGATTAACTGCTGTAGGTAAAAATTCTTTAGCAGCAAATACTACAGGTAACTTAAATGTAGCAATGGGTGGTTCTGCTCTTGCATCAAATACAACAGGTACGCAAAATGTAGGAATAGGTGTAAATGCCTTAAATGCTAATACGACAGCCGATAACAACACAGCAGTTGGTTTAAACGCCTTACTGGTAAACACTACAGGTGCTTCAAATACAGTATTAGGTTCTGCTGCACTAGATGCAAATACTACAGCAGACAATAATGTAGCAATAGGCTATGCATCATTAACTTCTAATACAACAGGTGCAACAAACACATCTGTTGGTGCTTTATCTTTACAAGAAAATACTACAGCTTCTAATAACACAGCCGTTGGCTATTTATCTTTAGGAGCAAACACTACAGGTACTAGAAATAATGCTTTTGCTGCTTTAGCTTTAGATGCCAATACAACAGGCTCATATAATAATGCTTTTGGTTATAACGCTTTAACTGCAAACACGACAGGTGAAGAAAATGTAGCTATGGGTGATAATGCAGGTGCAGCCAATACAACTGGTAATAAAAATACTGCAATAGGTACAAGTTCTTTAGGATCTAATACTACAGCAGCTAATAATACAGCAGTAGGTTATGCAGCTTTAAATGCAAATACAACTGCAAGTAACAATACAGCTATTGGTTATAGTGCATTAATAGCAAACACTACAGGTGCTGATAATGTAGCAGTTGGTATGAACTCCTTAAAAGCAAATACAACAGCAAGTTTTAATGTAGCCATAGGTAAAAATTCTATGGAAGCTAATACCACAGGTGCTAATAACACAGCACTTGGTAGGGAATCATTAGCAAGTAATACCACAGCATCAAATAATACAGCTATTGGATATAATGCTATGTTAGTCAACACAACAGGTGTAAATAATGTTGCTATAGGAGTTCAAGCACTAGATGCTAATACAACTGCTTCAAATAATGTTGCTATTGGTCTTAATGCTTTAGGTGCTAACACTACTGGTTCTTTAAATGTTGCTGTTGGCTCGCAAACTTTAGATGCAAACACTACTGGTACAGAAAATACTGCTGTTGGTTATAATTCTCTAGGAGCTTGCACTACAGGTAATTTTAATACAGCTTTTGGTCAAGGTGCTTTGGATTCAGTTACTACCTCATCAGGAAATACAGCATTAGGTTGGAACGCTGGTCATGTCATAACCACAGGTGCTGGTAATACTCTTTTAGGTAGGTCAGCAGGTGATGCTATAAGCACAGGCACTCAAAACATTATTGTTGGATTAGGTTGTGATGTTAGTGCTGCTACTGATAGTTTTTCTATTGTGATAAGCACAGACCAAGATGTGGGTAAGGGTTCATCAACAGCTTTTATAGCACCTAATGGTGGTGGTGTTTTTCAAGACAATAATTCAACAACTTGGGCAACTACATCTGATGCAAGAATTAAAAAGAATATAGAAGATAATAATGATGGTCTTAACAAAATAAATCAAATACAGGTTAGAAACTTTGAATACAGAACACTAGATGAAATAGTAGATTTTGATGAACCAAAATCAGCAGTTGTAAAAAAAGATGGCATTCAACTAGGAGTTATAGCACAAGAAATAGAAACAATTTTACCTGATGTTGTTACAGAAGAATCAACAGGAGTAAAAACTGTAAATGCAGATAATATAACTTGGTATCTAGTGAATGCAGTAAAAGAACTTTCTACTCAAGTAGATGAACTAAAAACCGAAATACAAACTTTAAAAGGAGAATAATATGGCACAAACAGTAGCAGAATGTTTAACAGCAGGAATTGATAGCACAACAGTAATTGATGACATCAAGACTAATGGTAATAAATCAAAATATGCAGGTGGTACAACCGATACAGATGGTAACGCCGTAGCAGGAACTTGGACACAAGCTGAAATCAATGAAGTAGTACAAAGAAATGTAGATCATTTAGAAACTATCTTGCTTTATAAACCAGTAGATAGTGATGATGACACACCAAATGTTGTTGATTCTTCCAATAGCAAAAAAGATACTTGCAATACAGCTATTACAACTGGCAAAGCATACATAACATCAAATAGTTAAAATGGCACTTTTGCCCGTCACACCGCCCGCTGGCATAGTCAAAAATGGCACTGATTATGCTAACAAAGGTCGTTGGGTTGACGGGGATTTAATACGATTTGAAAATGGCTTTCTAAAACCAATAGGCGGTTGGTCAAAACTTATAGCAACAGCTTTAGACGGCGAGCCTATTGGTATGTATGCCTATGCAGCTAATGATGGTGAAGCTGTTTTAGGTATTGGCACAAGACAGAAAGTGTATGTATTATACAAAGATACTGTCACAGAAATTACGCCATCAGGCTTTGTAAATGATGCAGCCAATGATCCACTTGGTTATGGTGCGTATCAATGGGGCGTTGAAGATTATGGTGACGCTCGTTCACAATCAGGATTACCGCTTGCATCTGGACACTTTTCTTTTGATAACTGGGGCGAAGATCTAATATTTTGTTTTTCTGGCGATGGCAAAATTTACAAATGGCGACCTAATACAGGCGGTACAGCAGATACTATAGGAACAGTTGTTACAAACGCACCTACTGGCTGTCAGGCTATTGTAGTTACTAACGAAAGACACTTAGTAGCTATAGGATCAGGCGGAGATCCTAGAAAAGTAGCATGGTCTGACAGAGAAGATCGTAATACTTGGACATCAAGCCCTACAAACACAGCTGGTGATTTACAAATACCTACAGGCGGCAGAGCCTTACTAGGTGTCAAATATCAAAATGATGTAATTATTTTTAGTGATACGGGTATAAACAGAATGTATTATACAGGTTCACCATTTGTTTATGGTGTTGCAACAGCAGGTTCAAACTGTAAAACTGTTAGCAGAAGATCAGTTGTTGCTACAGGTAACTTTTTATCTTGGATGGGCGAAAATTCATTCTTTGCCTATGACGGCACAGTTAGAGAAATACCATGTGATGTGCATGATTTTGTGTATGACAATCTTAATGTACCAGGCAGAAAGGCTTGCTGGGGTGGACATAACTCAAACTTCAACGAATTATGGTGGGGTTTTCCAGTTGGTAGCAGTCAATATTTACCAAACAAATATGTCATTTGGAACTACAGAGAAAACACATGGGCCATAGGTTCTTTAGACAGAGGATGTTGGATAGACCAAGGTGTGTTTGACTTTCCTATTGCTGGTGATTCAAGCGGTTTTATATATCAACACGAATCTACTACATTAAACGCATCACCAAATTTAGGTACAAGCGTTCCATTTTGCACGACTGGACCAATAGAATTAGGTAACGGCGACAACTATGTTCAATGCAATCAAATAATACCAGATGAAGAAGCTAATACTTTGCCAGGCGTAACAATCAGCTTCAAAGGTAAGTTTACGCCACTTGGCACAGAAACAGATTTTGGTAGTTTTACATTTGAAACAGATGGCTATACAGATGCTAGATTTACTGCAAGACAAGTGCAAATGACAGTAACAGGCGGTACAACGCAAGATTTTCAAGTAGGTAATATAAGACTAAACTTGCGTAACAGAGGCAGAAGATAATGGATTTATCCTCACAACGACAGTATTTACAAAAGGCTGACAACGCAAAGGTATATCTTACAACTAACAGCGTTACTACACTTTACACATCACCTACTGGTACTGCATTTGATTTTACTATTGTTGAGTCTATATTGGTCAACAACAATACATCTGGACAAACCAATATCATTTTAACTTTGACTGATACATCAAGTAATGTATTTAGTTTGTATAACGAACATGTAATTGCAGCTGATACCACCGCAGAACTTTTATCAAAAAGTTTGGTGGTAAAAGCAGGCGAGATACTAAAAGTAACCGCCGCTGATGCTAACAAATTGTATGTCACAGCAAGTTTAATTGAGTATGCAAAAGGCGACTAACAAAGTAGTAGAACTTAAAACACAGGATCAACAGCCTTGGGAACTAGAATGGGCTAGATGTAAGCCATATATTGAAAAAGCAGTAAAGTATCAAGATTCCTATACAATAGACGATATAGAAGATAAAATAAGAACAGGAATATTCCACTTATGGCCAGGCAAAAGGTCTGCTTATATAACAGAGTTTGTACTATATCCACAAGTAAAAGCGTTAAACCTTTTGTTTTGTGGTGGTAACTATAAAGAACTAGAGGAAATGTTGCCGTCAATAGAAGCATTTGCAAAGGCGGCAGGTATAAAAAGACTTTATGGTGGCGGAAGAAAAGGATGGATTAGAAAAATAAAACATCTTGGATTTGAAACAGAATATTTAATTAGAAAAGACTTATGAGCAAAGGAAAAACCACAACAGTTCAGGAAGCTAGTTTACCAGCTTTTCAAGAACAACAATTCAAAGAACTATTTGGCAGAGCCAGAGGACTCTCTCAGCAGCCATTTATACCCTATACAGGCCCAATGGTCGCTGGGTTTAATCCAGATCAACTACAGCAGTTTCAGGCTACTAGAGGATTGGTTGAATCTGGTATGGCGTTTGATCCTACGCAAGCCCTACAAGGATTAGCACAAGAAGATTTTAGACCTACCATACAACCTGTTACTGGTTTTCAAGCACCAACTATACAAGCTACACAAACTCCACAGTTCCAAGGTTTGTTAGGTGCAGACATAGGAGCATATCAATCGCCGTTTCAACAACAAGTAATAGATCAAGCGCTAGGCGATATACAAAGGCAGGCAGACATAGCGCGTGGTGGCGCGCAGGATAGAGCAATTAGAGCGGGCGCGTTTGGTGGCTCACGATCTGCATTGTTAGAATCAGAATCACAAAGACCATTTATAGAAGCACAAGCAAGAACAGCAGCAAACTTACGACAAGCTGGTTTTGAGCAAGCGCAAAGAGCAGCACAATCTGATTTAGCAAGACAGCAACAACTAGGCGTATTTGGCGCTGGTCAAGAACAGCAAAGAGCTTTACAACAAGCACAACTACAACAACAAAGACAATTAGGTGGTTTAGATATTGCTGGCAGGGCTGCATTATCACTACCACAATTACAAATGCAAGCAAGACAGCAACAAGCTGGTTTGCTTGGTGGTTTACAAGGATCACAACTACAAAACCTTGGCTTGTTAAGTGGTATAGGCGCGCAACAGCAGGCGCTACAACAAAGAGGTATAGATGCTTCAAGAGGCGAGTTCCAAAGAGCGCTTGGATATGGACCGCAACAACTTGGTTTATTGCAAGGTGGTATGGGAACACCGCTTGTTAGCACTACTACAACTGGCAGACAAAAAACTGGCCTTGGCGATGTGTTAGGAACTGCTGCTCAGCTTTATGGATTAACTCTTTTACCAGGATAAAAAATGGCTATGACACAACAAAAAGATAAAAGCGGTTTAGGAACTATGTTATTTGCTTTAGGTGGCGCGCTTCGTGGCGACAAAGATTTTGTGGCAAAAGCTATACAGCTTAAAGAAATGAAAGAGAGCAAAGAGAAAAAAAATCAACAAGAAGAAGCCTGGAAAACTTTGAAAGAAAACAATCTTGATCTAATACCAGATACTTTTAAATCTCTTGTAAATATTATGGATTCAGAACAGGGTATTAATTTAGCTGTAAAAACATTAGACACAAAACCAAAAACACAAAGCGAATATGCGGCTGAAATTTTAAATAAGATTAGAACAATACCTGGTTATCAACTAACAAAAGAGGATGAATTAGTATTGCAAGTGTTAAGAAAAGCTGATCCTCTAACAAGAGGTATAGAAAGTATAGGTGCAGAATCAATATCACAGATACCACAACCACAACCTGATGCTGGCGCTATAAAAACAATCACAACACAAGCAGAGTATGATGCTTTAGCAGATGGAGAAGAATATATTACTAACGGCATAAGATATAAAAAGGGTGAGTAATGGCAAAAAATCCATTTGGAGATTCGCCTTTACAACAAAATCCTTTTGGCGATACACCATCAATACAACCTAGTCCTTTTGAAAAAAAAGAAAAAGTAGGTTTTGCAACAAATTTATTTAGAACTTTAGGCGGTGCAGCAAGGGATGTTGCACAAGCTACAATAGATTTAGCACAAGATATTGGGCCAAGTGGTCCAGGCGTGCTTTTTGGTGATGATCCAAATACGCCTGAAATAGAAAAAGGTATTAGATTTGTAAAAGATGTTGGTGATGCAAGAATTAAATTACCAACAGTTCCAGAGGCAACATATTTTGGAGGTCCTTTTGCGCGTGATGTTGCTACCTTTGTTCCTACGTTTACAAAAGTAGGTAGTCTGGCATCTGGTATAAAGGCTACAACAACAAAACAAAAAATTGCAAAAGGTGCTGCTGTAGGTGCTATTGCTGAACAGTTTGCTTTTAGTCCTTACGAGCAAAGAATATCAAATCTTATACAATCAAAGTTGCCAAACCCTGTAACAGAATATTTACAAGCAGATACAAATGATAAAGCTGCTGAAGCAAGATTTAAAATGGCGCTAGAGGGTGCAGCGCTAGGTGTTCCTGTTGATGCTGCTTTGCGTAGTATTGGCAAACTAAGAGCAGCTAAAAAAGAAAATGATGTAGTAGAACAAATACAAGAAACACAAAAAACGCAAGAACCTTTAGTGGTACAAGACACGCCACAAGAAATTATTGCAGAGGGTACGCCTCTTGGTACAGCAATAGAACAACCTACGCCAAAAAATAAAATGCTACCGCCTAGTTTGAGAAACCCAGATCCAAGACAGAGGCCAGAAGTTTTAACTATAAGAAGTTTGCTTAAAGGCAGAGTTCCAAGAAACGATCCTGATTTTGAAGAAATAGCATCAGCGCTTGGTTATGATATGTCAAACTTTCCATTAGCTTACACAGCGCCTAATGCACCCGTAAACCCTGCTACTGGTATTCCAAGGTCAAGTGTTGCTGATGATTTATTAAAAGAACTTGATGCTGACTACAATTTTTTTCAAGGTACTGGTAAAGGTTCAAGAGAAACCGAGGGCAGACCAGGAGAATTATTTAAAAACGATTTGTTTGAAGCCTTAGAAAAAAACACAGCTATGCCACAGTTTGAACCTGAAATGCTTAGATATTATGAAAAACAAAGAGAAATAGATAACATTTTAGAAACGCTAGATGTTGAAAAAATAAATCCACAAGGTCTTACAGAAGATCAACTAAGTAAAGTATTAAAAGAAATAAATCAAAGAGATAATGCTATAGCTAGTGTCGTAGATCAACAAGAAAAACTAGATATATCAAAACAACAAACTGACGAGATATATCAAGAAATGCTTGCTATCGAAAAAAGCAGATCAATAACATTAGACGATCTTGATGTCATACCACCCAGAAATACTATAGATGATGTTCCAGAATCGTTTACATCTAAAGATATTGGTTTTAGCACTAGACCAGACAGATCAATAGAAAACATAGGCGAAGATAAATTTGCTGGCAATATAAATCTTACAAAAATAAATGAGCCAGATGAAATCAAAGATGTTATAAACAAAATCGCTACAGATAACGACAGTTTTTTAGATGCTAGAAGAGGTGTTGTCAAATTTGGTAGCAAGGGCGAAAACTTAGAAGCATTAGCTAGAGATTTAGGCTTATCAGATGCAACTTTATTTAAAAGAAAAGTTGGCCAGGCTTTTAATTCAGAACAGGCTTATGCGGCCAGAATATTGTTTGATGAAGCAATATCAGAAGCATACACTCTTGCAAAAATTGCAAAGGATGTAAACGCATCACAGGTTGATCTGATTAATTTTCAGGTTGCTATGGCCCGTGCAGCTGCAATACAAGAACAAATAGCTGGTATTACCGCTGAAGCTGGTAGAGCCTTACGATCTTTTAGAGAGAGTGTTGGACCTGCATCTGGCAAAAGTCCGAAAGAAAGAGATAAGTTAATTAAAGAATTTGTTGCTCTTAAAGGCGGTGATGATGTAATAAAAGATATAGCAAACAAAATGAGTTTGTTAGATGATCCAGCTGCGTTAGCAAAGTTTACCAGAGATCAATACAAACCAAAGTTTTTAGATTATATACAAGAGTTTTGGATCAATGCTTTGCTATCTTCACCATCAACTCACATTGTCAACACGCTTTCAAACACACTAGTTGCTGGCTTGACACCAATAGAATATATTACAGCAGCAGCCATAGGCAAGGTGCGTGGCGGTGATAATGTTGTTACATTTGGAGAGGCCGGAGCAAGAGTATTGGGTACTTTATATGGAACGATAGACGGCCTGCGCGCGGCTGGTAGGGCTTTAGTTACTGGTGAAGCAGTAGATCCACTAACTAAACTAGAACTTAATAGACAAGAAACAATACCAGGTATCGCTGGTAAAATAGTAAGACTTCCTGGCACGGCGTTAGTTGCAGAAGATGCGTTTTTTAAATCTATTGGTTATAGACAAGAGTTGTGGGGCAGAGCATTTAGACAATCACAAAAAGAAAAGAAAGGATTAAAAAGGGCTTACGAAATAATGCGTAACCCAGAAGAACTAGCGCCAGATGTTCACATAGACGCAATAGATGCTGGCAGATACCAAACCTTTACAAATCCATTGGGTACTGCTGGTCAATCTTTCCAAAAAATTGTGCAAAGATACCCAGCACTAAGATTTATTACACCATTTATCAGAACACCAGTGAACATAGTAAACTACGCTTTTGAGCGTACGCCTGCTGGATTATTAGGTGAAAGGTATAAAAGAGCCATACAACAAGGCGGTGAAATAGCAGACTTGCAAAGAGCAAAATTAGCTGTCGGTGCTGCCATTGGTAGTTCTGTATTGTATTATGCAAACTCTGGCCTTATAACTGGTCGTGGTCCTACTGACAGCAGAGAAAAATCAATTTTGATGGAAACAGGCTGGCAACCATATTCACTTAGAATTGGTGATAAATATTATAGTTATAATAGGTTTGAACCTGTTGGTATTCTTTTTGGTATAACCGCAGATATGTCTGACATTGGTAAGTATGTTGATAGGCAACTAACAGCTGAAGAAAATGTAGAACTTGGCAAGCTAATGTCTATGTTGGCTGCATCATTCTCAGAAAACATAACAAACAAAACTTTTTTAACTGGTCTAAGTGATACTATTGAAATGTTAAATGATCCAGATAGGTATGGGGAAGCTACAATACAAAGATTCGTTTCTAGTTTTGTGCCTACATTTACATACTACGAAAGAAAAGCAGATGATCCTGTTATAAGGGATGTGCAGTCTTTTGGTGATGGTTTTGTAAATAGATTTCCAGAGATTGTTGGTACTACTGGCGCTCGTACATCAGCAGATTTACCTGCAAAAAGAAATGTGTTTGGTGAAATAAGAACATTTACACCAACATTTGATCCGTTGGGTGGTAGGTATTCGCCTGTAAGAGTGTCAACAGTTACAGATGATGTTGTATTTAATGAGTTTGTCAATCTTGGTTACACGCCACCTTTTCCTAAAAGGACTATTGGTAATGTAAAACTAAACGCAGAACAATATGAAACTTTGTTAGCAAATCAACAAAGACTACAAACAAAACAAATTTTAGCTAGACTTATAACCTCACCTGGATATGAAAAACTTACCAACTCAGCAAAACAAGATGCTATATCTGAAGTATTTAGAAAAAATCAAGCCAACGCTAGAAAACTATTACAAGTACAATACCCAGAAATACTTGATAAAGAGATAGCAGAAACTATTAAAGCGCTACAAGACTAACCAATAGTTACTTCTATACTATACTTACCTAAGTTTTCGCCTTGTTGATCTACGCCGTAAACCATTTCTAGTTCCAAGTCTATAAAATGTTTGGCTTTCATAAGATCCTTAATCCTATCTTCTTTACCGCCTTTATTTCTGGTTATATATTTAAGTGTGCTACCTAAGTTGTAACTAAGTTTATTGGCGTATATATATTCTATTGGCTGTATGCTATGCTGTTTATAATGATCGCCATCTACTTGGTTGTTTGTAGCAAGCATGTCTATTGATTGATCCCATTCTTCAGTAATATTTTTTTTCATTTTTTCTCCACTTTTAGTAATATTATGCTATATTAACACTTATATATAAAAAAAGGGAAAATTATGGAAATATTTGAATCTGATGACAAAATTAATTTTGACATTTCCAACACTATAGATGCAGGCGAGCTAGCTGAACGCTGGGGCGTTACAAAAAAATCTATAGACAATAGACGACATAGAGGGCAAGGACCTAACTATTTTAAAATAGGTGGTAAGATCAGATATGATCTAAAAGATGTTGTCAGAATGGAAGAAGAATCTTATAGATCCGTAGATGGCACACGCATTACTGAGTCCTAGTGCAGCAAAGATTTGGATGTCCTGTCCAGGGATGCCAAAACTTGCGCAGAATGTAGAGTATAAGGTGGGCGTGCCAGCCGCAACAGGTACATTGATACACGAAATGGTTGAAACATTATTAAAAGGGAGATTACAGAATTTGACACTTGAAGAATACTATCTTGGTAGTACACATCATGTTGAAGATTTTGATATTACAGTAGATCAAGACATGATTGATTGTGCAAAGGTTTATGTAGAATACATTGACAAGCGCATGCACGATCTTGATATAGCAAGACCACTTATAGAAGAAAAGGTGAGGATGCCAGAAATACATAGCGATCTATGGGGTACAGCTGATGCTATATTATTAAGTAAAAATCATTTAGAAATCGTTGATTTAAAGTCTGGTAAATGGGCCGTAGAACCAGATAACCCACAGTTACGCATCTATGCTTTAGGTGCATTATCTCGTTATGGTAACGAAGATACAGAAGTTCAAATGACTATTGTGCAGCCAAGGGGTTGGCACAAAGATGGTCAAATCCGATCATACTACATATCAGCCGTTAACTTGGTTGAATGGGGTTATGAAACTTTAAAGCCAGCCGCAGAGGCGTGTTTTGAAGAAATACCCACATATAACTATAGTGAAGCTGGTTGTCGCTGGTGTAATGCTAGAAGTATATGTGATACTTATAACTTAAATAAAAGGGAGAATGTAAATGTCTAAAAAAGATAATACACAGCAAGATGCGCCAAAAAATACCATACAGTTTGGTGATGGACCAGCGTATGATGCTGATACTATGCCAGATGAAGCAAAGGTTTTGTTTGCGCGTTGGCAAGAAAAACAACAAGCATTAGCTATGGTTGACAACAATAGGGATGATCTGATGATTATTCTTGCACAATATGAAGTGCGAATGAAAACTATATTAGAAGCTGATAACAAAGAGGAAACAAATGTCGTTAGCTAATATAAGAACCAAAGCAAGATTAAAGCCACCTATCATAACTTTATATGGTCCAGGTGGTATCGGTAAAACATCTTTTGGTGCATCAATGAACAAACCTATCATTGTGCAGACAGAAGATGGTATAGGCAAAATAGAATGTCCTCACTTTCCAGTAGCACAAAACTATGAGGAGTTTGAGGGTAATCTAAAATCATTAATAGAAGAAAAAAGCGAGTTTAAAACTGTTGTCATAGATAGTTTAGATTGGCTAGAAACTTTATTGCAAGAGCATGTATGTCAACAAAATGGTTGGCCAGAGATAAGCAGTCCTGCGTATGGTAAGGGATATGCAGTTGCTTTAGAAACATGGAAAGATTATTTAGGTCTTATTAATCAGTTGCGTAAAAAAGGTTTTACTATCTTACAAATAGCGCATAACGAGATACGAAGATATGAAGATCCAAGTAACGAGCCGCATGACCGCCACCAAATAAAACTACACAGAAAAGCTGCCGATCTTGTAATAGAACATAGCGACTGTGTATTGTTTGCTAACTACAAGATAGGAACTATCCAAGTAAAAGGTAAAGGTGGCAACATGACCACTAAAATGAAACAAGGCGACAGAACAATATTTACTGAGGCTGGACCTGGTTTTCAAGCTAAGAACAGATTTTCACTTGATCCAGAAATGCCTTTTGACTGGAAAGCTATAAGGGAGGTTATGATTAAATGAGTAGTCAGCGTAAAGAAGATGCCTTTGATAAATTAATGTCACAAGTTGAAGAAGATGATGCAAAGGGTAACTTAGAGGCAGAAGTTCAATGTGTTTCACATAGATACGGACTGCATGAGGACGACGACAGGGATGAAATTTTGTTTCATATAGCTGAATCGTTTTATGATAATTTTGTAAATATATAGGAGAAAAAAAAATGGATTTAAGTAATTTTAATGTCAATACCGAAAGCAGATCAAGTGTTGAACCTGGCAGACATATTTTAAACTGGGTAGGTGAAGATGAAGATCTGATTGAGGGTAAAAATAATTGGCGTGGTTGTAAGATGTATTTTGAAGTTGATGGACATGGTATGAAAATCAGCCATACATTTACAGTTGCGCATGATAATCCAGAGGTTGTTGACAGAGGTGTAAAGTCTTTGTTGTTATTAGCGCAAGCTATGGGACTGAAAGAACCACCAAAAGATACATCTGTTGCGTTTATGAATAAAAGCGTTGAAGCTGAAATTAGAAAAGGCAAGGATGGTTATTTAGAAATAAATGATGACTTTGGTAAGACCTGGCAAGCAGTCAGTAAAACAAAAGATGATACTGATGATATACAGGTGTCACCATCCCAAAAAGATTTAGATGCGGTCGGATCAAGCGCATCTGATGATGACGATCTACCATTTTGATCCTCGTGAAAGGCCAACGCTGTGTGCTTACTGCAAAGCACCAGCTGGCCCATTTTTATACAAAGACAATGAATATTGGCTTGGAGCGTGCAGTATGGAACATTTAAAGTTGATTGGTAAGGGTGAGAGATTGCCAAACAAAGCACAGCTAAATGATCTGGGCGTTGAATACGCTATTGCACAAACAAAAGAAACTTATACAAGTTTAACAAAGAGTGAGAAACATAAGCCGTTCCACGAATGGCAAAGAGAAAATAGAAAAAAAGTTTTTACATCTATTGTTAGACATTACTTAAATTGGGCCAACGAACAAGCCCAGTTAGATGACAAGAGAGCCGCAAATGGATCTAACAAAATACTTCAAAGAGAAAGTAATACTAAATGATTTAGGATTTAGCAAGGGCAAAAATACAAATGATTTAGTTTCCGAAATGCAATCGCATGGATTGTGCGTTGACTATTTACAAGTAACAGGCGAAATCGTGCGCGTACCTGTAAAAGCAAACGGCACAAAACCAGATACAGGCGGTCAGAAGTCTGGTTATTATGTTGTAAACCAATTAGGTGAGCATTATTTTGCTACCTTTGGAAACTGGCGTAATGGTTTTGAGGGTAAATGGAGTTCTATAGATACCAATTCTTTACCCGCAGTTGACCGCCAGGCATTACGCGAGCAAATGCAGGAAACTACGCGCAAAGCTAACGAGCAAAGGAAACTGCGACAAAATGAAGTTGCAGTTGAGGTACAGCAGAGATTTGATATATGTAACAGCGTTAGCAAGCATGATTATCTTACAAATAAAAAGGTTAAAAATTATGGGTTGAAACAATTAAACGGCAATCTTATTGTTCCCGTATATTCTACATTAGGCGAACTACGATCTCTACAATATATTAATAAAAAGGGCAGAAAAAAGTTTGTAACTGCCTCAGAAATCAAAGGTAATGTATTTTTAATTGGTACAACATTTAAAGATTTATCAAAATGTGAAAAGTTAGTCTTAGCAGAGGGCTATTCAACATCTGCAACAATCCATGAAGCTACTAATTTGCCTGTAGCTTGCGTATTTAGTGCAAACTTCCTGTTTGATGCGGCCACTAAATTGAGAAGTATAGCTACAGGCACTCGTTTTATTCTAGCATTAGACCATGACGAAAGCGGAGTTGGTAATAAAAAGGCCCAAGAATGTGCTACTGCCATAAGTAATTGTGCCGTGCGTTTGCCTAGTGAGGTTGGCGACTACAATGATTTATATTTAAAACATGGTTTGGAGCGCGTAAGTAATGAGATTATAGATCATAAACTTGGTATCAAGCGTTATGCCATAAGAAACTTAGTTGATAAGCCAGAACCAGTAGCTTGGTTAGTAGATTCTTTTATCCCACTTGGTAAACCAGGTATTCTGGCGGCCGTGGGTGGCGTGGGTAAATCATTAAGTGTCATACAGTTGGCATTGACAATATGCAACGGGGGGCGCTGGTGGGGTAAAGACATTAAACAAAGGGGTAATACAGTTATTTTTTGTGCAGAAGATGATATGTCAGAGATCCATAGAAGAATAGATATGTTAGATCCAAAAGGTAAACGCTTTAAATCAGAGTATGAGGTATATGTGTTTCCTGTACCAGAACAAAAAGAGCCAATGATCTTACTCCGTGAAGAGGGCGTTACACCCATAGCACAAGAACTGGTTGATGAACTGCAAGCCATACCAAATTTAAAGCTAGTGTGCTTTGATCCGCTCCAGGCATTTACCACGGGTAATGTATCTAGTTCTAACGA